TCATAAAATCTCCTTAACTGAAATGTTATCTACTGAGCCTGAAAAGCTAGAGTTACTTAAGATTAGAACCTGAGAGAGGCTTGTTGTAGTTGTTGTGTCATAGGTATAACTTCCATTAGACTGGTAATCATTTAGGTACACGTTGTTGAATTTAATTCTTGCACCGCCTCCTACTGCACCTACTACATCATAAGATACTCTATACTGTTTTGTTGTGTAATTAGACGTGGGAACCCCATTTTGAGTAAATGTATCGTATCCACCTACGGTGCTGTCAGTTGCAATCCCACCTGATCCCCATACCCAAGTGCCAACAGTCCATCCGGCAAGGTCTGTATCAAACATACCATTAGTTACTAATTCAGGCCCTAGTATATTTGTTACGTCTATTTCAAAATTTGAACTTACTGAGGTGGAACTAGGTAGATTTCCCCATAAGTCTGTAATAGCTGTTCCTATAGTAAATACGTTGGTTGTATCTGTGACTGTATCAGCTGCAAAGTCAAAAGTCCATACTAAAGGATTAGCTGTTTGAATTAAGTTGCTAATAGTTCCATTAGCTTCTACTGATACTGTAATATCTGCTACTGAGAATGTTGAAGGGTCTATGTATGTATTAGAAGTTATAGTTATACTGTGTGCTATAGTATCAGTAATATCTATAATCCCCTCAAAAGTCCATATTACTTTGGCTGGTAACTTTGGAATCTCTTCTATCTTATAAGAAGATAATGGAGGCACATAAGATAATCCTGTATCATCATCTGATAAAGTAAAGTATGTTGATTGATTTCCTCTCCATATGTTAGCAATCCCATCGCCCTTATAGTTAATAATAGCTAAATCATAGTTTCCTGCTCCATCAATATTGTACGTTAGAGGAAGAGACCATTCTAGGTCAGAAGGAAATATAACTTGTGTATCAATAGCGTACCCACCAGATAAATTAATAGTCCCGTCTTCAGGGTATTCAGCCCCTCCGCTAATTGGATTCCATGCTACACCATTTGAAAGTAGTATTAATTTACCATCTACATTAGATGAGCCCGTATTTTCAGTATAGCTAAAAGTTCCGTCTGTTGTTAGTGAGGAAGTTAACCTATATTCAACTAAATAAGATAAAATTGTTTTTTTTACATTTGATCCTAAACTTAACCCTAGTGATAAATTCACAACTACATCACATGTGCAGAAGTTGCAATATCAAAAGTGTAGGACTTGCCTTTAGTGAGCGCAATAATTTCACCTTGTGCATACTCAATTTGAATTCCATCAATTGTAATCTTTGCAAGATTTGCCAACTTAAGTGTTTCTGTTTCAGTTGGAACGTAAGCGGTTGTTACTGTAGCTGTTAAAACTTTGCCTTGTGTAGGCTTAAATACTTGTAGTGCTACGCCTCTACTGTCTGTTGCTGTTTCTGTTGCCATTTCTTATCCTTGTGTTTTGATTTGTTTCATGCGTTTTGAAAGTTCTTTTGCTCGACTAGGTGTTTGCTTATGCCATTGACTATCAAGCATTTCAATAGAAGCTTCTATAAACTCATGCTCTTCAAGAAAAGCCCAAGTCTTTCTAAACTTCATGAGGTTTGGAACTCCCATTTGATAAGCCATTTCTGCAAGAATATTTTGAGCTTCAACAGGTAGTCTTCTAAAGATAGAACGTTTCATAAATAGTTCTTCAACCATCTCTGTCAGTCTTAATCTTAGAAGAACGGTTGCTTCTTTTTTGGTCAATGGCATCTTTGTTCCATAGCCTACGGTGGGAAAGCCTAAGTGGTCCTCATAGACTTTTCCTCTAAATCCTTCATGTTCTTTAATGCCTATTACTAAATCATCCATGTTAGTCATTTTTAAAATCCTTTATTCTTGATCTAATGACCCCTTCAATCATTCCACCACCAAAGTAAAACCCAACAATCATAGAAGTTGGAAGTCCTAATGTGTCTATGTTGAAGTTAATAAGGTCATGTGCTGAAGCAAGCAAAAATCCTGCTCTTCCTATATCCTCAGTAAAAATTCCCATTACATAAATAATTACAGACATAATAAACACACTCAAGAACACTCCACTAAACATAATGGCAAGGATTCTTTGTGCTATCTTGAAAGGTTCATAAGCATTAAGAAATCTAATTAAATAATCTGCCTTTTCTTCAGGTGTAAACACCATTTTTCCAATTGCGCTCATTCCATTTCTTACAAGGTCTGTATTTCCAAAAAGTGATTTTATAAAGCTCATTTCTTTTCTTCCTTTGTTTGAATTTGTATAGATAACTTGTACCTACCTGCAATAAGTTTTAGAATAGCGCTTATACCTTTTGTTCCGCTATGAGCGGACATCCCAACAATTACTGCCATCATATAAATATCAGTACACATTGCAAGACAAGCGTATAAAGAAAGCAATCCAACAAACCCTGAAGTTAATAGATCAAAGATAAAAATCATTACGTTAAAGCTTTTATAATGAACTTTTTCCATACGCTCAAAATGCCCAACCATCCCTGCTAATAAAGATATTCCCAACATCCATAAGTGTTGAAAAATTCCGTTATTACTGAAGACCTCACTTAATCCATCTGTTAATTTATCCACCTAAATTTCCTTTATTTCAATTTCATAAACTTCTTCACAATGCTTCTTCTTAACAGGGTCCTGCCATGAAAGTACCTTGCAAAGTGCTTTCATCCATTTTGGAGCGGTATTATTCTTTATATGCCTACCCATTCGACCTGACATTGTTTTGTCCATGTTTCCGTTTAGTAAGCTGTTACACGTTTGATCAAAACTTATTGCTTGGTTAAATATGAACTTTGATCCGGAATGGCTAAAAGGCTTAAATATAAACGATAATAGGTAAAAAGCTACCATCGCTATTAGTGAATATGGAAGGGTCACAAACCCTATAAACCTTGCTATAATCATTTAATTTTTCCTTTAATATAAAAATTTTTCTTAAAACAGAAGTGCTTCATAAGGGGCTACCACGCAATCGCATCTAGCTCTGTTTTGTCCTGAGCTGATTGAGCAAGTCTTACAAGTTTTTGCTTATGAAGAAAGTCACTTCTGTACTTCTTAGATACTTCTGTGATTACTGTGTTTGCATCAACTAAAGACAACACATGCTCATCATTGTGAGTGTCTGTAAATATAACTTCTGTTACCCCTATCCTTTCAGCTAATCTATATTCAGAATCAAGCTTTAAAGCACTTACATATCCCCCGTGGTACTGTACGCCACTAACTATTACGGGTAATTCTTGACGAGTAAATAGCATTTGATCTATTTCATTGTATTTTGAACTTTTAAGATCATCTAGCGTATAGTTGAACCTTGTATATACACCTCCATCCTCTTCGTCAATTCCTAAAAATATTTCTCCGTTTAGAGAAGAGTCAAATCCGTAGAAGTCTTTCGTTGTGTTGTCTATTACTTTTCCGCTTCTATCATCTATTTTCATTTCATTTCCTTAAAAAAGATCATAATTAAATGTTGCAGTAGTTGTAGGGTTAGGCACTCCACCATAATAAGCATCCGCATAAATACGAACATTTGCCCCTGTGGAAAATACAACACCTTGCATGTCGGCTTCTCTCCAAGCATTATTAATATAGATTTGAACACCGCCTGTAAGTCCCCCGTTATAAGTAGTAATTACTACTGCGTAAGATAATATTCCTTCCACATTTATTGTTTTATATGACGGGGGGTTAGTATCAATATTAGTTACTGAAATTGCGCCTTTTACCCCTGCATCACTATATGTTATCTTTGAAGATGGTATCGCTCCATCTTCAAAAGCGTTGCCACTTATCTTTGGCGCACCGGTGGCAGCTTCAGCAATTGCAATAGGGTTAGAGCTAAGGGCTTCCATTAAAGATTGTGTAATCGGGCTTTCCGCGTCTAAGTCACTGTTTGGTATAGCTGTATAGTTTGCCATTAATCATGTACCTCCAAAATTGTTGTTCTTCTTTCTATCACGTGGGAACATCTAACAGCGTACTGCTTGTCAAAAGGCAATAATGTGTCAGTAGACATGATCCCAAAACCATTAAAAAAAGGACAATTAAGACATGATGAAACCTTGCGCCATTTAAAGCCTATCTCAGGGCATGGAATCGCTGTTCCATTTGGTATATCAGGTAATTTTGTAGTTACTTGTAGCATTTAGTTTTCCTTTAAATTATTTTGTACGCTTCTGTTCCATCCAAAAATAGACCATTATTAGGTGAAATAAAGGCCATTCCATCTCTTTGGGCCGCTGTTGCTTCTGAATAGTTAGGCACACCGTTTGGTGCTATGTACCCGTATCTAATATCTATCGCAAACCCTGAGGTCATAGCGGTTACTTGCATGCTGTGACCTAGAACAACTTCTTTTACTTCTGTAACGTGATATCTTTGACCAGTTGGGCTTCCGGTTGCATCTAATACTAACCTTGTCGATACGTCTAAAAAGTCACCTGTCTTAACTTCATGCTCTTTTGCATCAAGTTGTAAGGTAATAACCTTGGGTGTATCTTTACTCATCAACATATATCTTTCTGTAAATATTGTTGAATGAGTATCTAGTGTGAACCACCTAGACATGACCTTCTTTATTCTTCTATCTCCGTATTGGTCTTCACCTTCTTTTTCAAGATCAGCTTTAATATGCAGCTTTGTAAAGTCTTCTATCTCTGAAGTTTCAGCCCAATTTTTGACACCTGAGTAAACCCATATTTCACTAAATCGTTTTGAATCATCATTCTGTATTGACATGGAGTTTTCTAAGATGTTAAATTTATCACTTACATAGTTAACGACCTCTCCCCTTTGCGGTGGGGCAATAACTTTTAGTTTAATCTTTTGCGAAAGCTCATCCCACCAAAAAAGGATTAATGATTGTTCTGTTAATTCTTCAATTAAGGTTTGAACACCTTCTGAAGTAGAAACAACGGTGTAATAAGTTTTTAGAGAAAGCCAATTTTCTTTTTCTATATCCCACTCATCTTTGTTGTTAACGTCATTGTTATAAGGAATAAATTTTGGATCTATGTCTGCATAATTAACCAAGAGGTCGTAAATAATATCTACTACGTTTAAATTGTCATATATCTTGCATAGTTGAACAGTATCTTCGTCCTGTGCATCATCCGCTTCAGTTCCGAACCCTGCTCTAACTAAACCTTGCAAAGTGTCAACATTTTTACTGGAGTAACTCATTATTTCATCGCCGATTCTTATCACTCCGGAATCAGGATAATCAAGTCCTATTCCCCCAGGTAAAAGAGTGATTGAAGTAGCAGTCTTTGTCATATCCGCTGACAATAAACCTTCTGAAACCTTAGGGCATTGAGATCTTTTATTATCTATCTTCTTTAAGATATCTTTTCCAACAATCTTTACGACACCATTGGCTGAAATATCTATTTTTTCAATGATGTATTCTCTAGTATCAAAGTTATCTAATGAAAAAGGTGTTGCTTGATACCCGGTTCTTATTCTTATCGTTCTCCCGTTGTAGTAAGTGTTTCTAGCTAAAAGCTTTCCAAAAAACGTGCCTTGGTTGGTATCGTAAGTTCTTTGACTTTGGTAGGGGTCTATACCTCTGTCGTGGTGTGCAAAATCTTGAAAAGTTATTGTTACCTTTGATCTATAACCTAGACCATTTCCAAAGGTAAGTTTAGTAGGAGAATAAGAAACTTTTTTTACACAAGGGAACATTACTTGACCTACGGGAGCACTAGCACCCTTAGTAATCATTGTGTACGTCTTAGTACCTTTTGTAAAGTTTGCAGCGTCCTTGCATGTATTTCTAGTGTTATAGCAAGGTACTCCCGTAGCAGTACAAGGCGCGCCACTAAAACTTAGAGAGCAAAAGTCTAAATCTAATTCAACTAAGGTTACAGGTTCTTTTCCTAACCTTTTTCTTTCACTATCAAAGCTCATGCCAAGCCTCCACTTTTAAAGATACGTTCATGTGAAGAGACCCTGAATACTTCGGTGGTGTTATTTTCTTACTTGTTACGCAATATACCGCTTCATCAGGATATCTTTCAGGATCCCAAGAAAAGAAAAATGGCTTAACTTGCGCATGTGAAATAAAAGGCATCCAAGTAGTACGAACCCAAGCAGGCGTGACATAATTAGCTTTTATCGTTGTACTGTTTGACTTTCTTATAAGTGATCTTCCAATTAATAAACCCGAATCACTCTTAGCGTTCACATAATCGTTTGTCATTCCCATCGTAGGAGGTATAAACCCACTCGGCAAGCCTGTTTGCATTTGCATAGACTTACCAATGTTTACTATGCCTATCGTTGGTATGGCGGTTTGTGCATCTACTTCTAATCTAAGAAACTGTTTATTAAAAGGGGTAAGTGTCTTAAATATTACTCTTCCATTTTCTGAAGTTAAAGTTGTAGTCGCATCCGTCCAATTACCTAGTCCATCTTCATCATATTGGAGTTTCACAGTCGATGAAGTATCACCAAGGTTGTGAGCAAATATAGAAATATAATCAACCTCTTTTTCAGATCCTAAATCAATGTTAATATAATGGAGTCCAATCGCTGCAGGTTTCCACCAATCATAAGCCAAGCCATCATAAAGATTTTCTATTGCAAAGCCTACTGCTTCACTTGTTGCGGTTACAGTTGCCGTTTCTAGAAGGTTTTGATATCCGATTATTGATAAACTCATGAGGCCACCAAGTTCGCGCCATCGCCAAGTTCTTCGTTAATGGCTTCTATTAATTCTCTAACCGCATCTGTACTCATGATTGAAGAATCACTAAGATTGATAGTTATGTTCTTTTGCTCTTCTTGTGGTTCTGAAACTTGAGACGAAGTGCTGTTACCTATATCACTAGGAACGACTCCTTCAGTAGTTGAATAACCACCTGTTATTGAAGGTACAGAAGTTGATCCACCTCCACCATAAGATGAAGATGCAATTTGAGCTATCTGCATTGCGCCTGCCGCTGCGTGAAGTGCTGCTAAAGGAATGGCAATAGGGTAAGGAAAAGCACCTAGTGTTTTAGAAACACCTTCATACATACTAATCCCTGCGTTTGCTAGTGCCGCGGCCTTATTTATATTGAACATTGTTTTATTACCATTTGCTACGCCAGCTGTTGTTGCTTGGATATCCCCTAAGACACCTTTGACTTGGTCCTTACCTGTCTTCGCGGAAAACTTTTGTCGTTCTGTAAAACCTTTTGCATTAAGCTTAGTTAGATTCTTTTGGTAAAATGCTTCTAATTGAAGCAACCTATCTCTACGCTCACTTTCTGTTATCAACTGGTTTTCAAATGCTTCTTGTACTAATTCAGTTTGTTCTTCGTTTCGCATTAATAGCAATTCATCTTCTGATAAAAATGCTTCTTGTAATGCATCTGATTTTTGCTGTAACAAGGAATTATAAACTTCCATAATTTGTTCAGAATCAGCCCCACTATCAGCAATGTTCATTAACTGGTTATTCGTCTCATTTAACCATTGATCATAATCCGTACCAGTTGCAGCTATCATCGCATCATTAAGTTCTAAGATACGAGAAAGTTCTTGCTCTCTAGCCTGGTTCATTCTGGCACTTGCTTCTAGTCTAGAGTTTGTATAAGATTGAAGTTGTTCTTCTGCCTCATTTGGAATTCCATATTCATCGTAAGCCGATATAAATTCAGGGAGGTTAGGGATATTTTCTGACACTTTATTAATGGTTGTACTAGGTTTATCTATTTTTGATTTTCCTAATTCTTTAGACTTTTTTTCTAGTAATTCAATTTCATCTTTGATATTTTGTATCTTTTGATTATGAATAGCTTTGTCACTATTAAACCAAAATAATGTATTTTTTCCTTCTAGCTCTTTTAAATCACGATATTCTTGTGCAAGTTTTATTGAAATATCTCTTTGTATATTTAAGTCTTCTACCTTTTTAAATTGGATTAAAAATGAATTAACTTGTTCTGAGTACTCTAAAAAATATTCACTCATAGCAAGGATTGGTTCTTTAAGAGCTGAACCAAAATTTGCAAATGCAAGTTCTATCATTGCACTACTTTTAGTAAGTTGTGCAGCTAAAGACTTGGATGAAACTTCATATTCTTTCATAATAGAGGTCCCCTCAAGATACTCATCATGTGAAATTTTTAAGTTTCTTGTTAAAAGTTCTGTATTTGAAGAAAGTTTTAAAAGAACATCTTTCACTTCTGTTCCGGTATATCCTAAGCCTGTTAAAAAGTTAGCCGCATCTGTTTTACTCAAACCATTCATATGCTGTAAAAGTTTTTGAAGTGCAGTGATAGGTTCGTTTTGAACAGAACTTGCAAAGGCAGCAGAGTCTTCACCTATCGCTTCTGCAAATTTGTTAGAGTCAGAGATAATATCAAGCATAACTCTGTTGATATTTGTCCCACCTGTTTCAAAGTTTATTGCCAGGTCTATCATGGTCGCTGAAAGACCAAAGATTTCATCCGTCATTAGTCCAGCAGTTTTTGCTCCACCAGTCAAGCGTTGGGAAAACTTAAGAAGTTGTCCCACATTTGCGGTTGTTGTATTAGAAAGTTCGTTAGCTACACTTGCTAAAGTTTCTATATTCTCTATAGGTTCATTCAAAGAATTAGAAAGTTTAGCAAATGAAGTAGCAGATTCTTGAGAGCTTAGTTCCGTAGTAAGTCCAACCATACCAATAACGCGAGTAAACTCTGCGATATTATCAACACCTGTGATTCCAAGTTGACCAGCAGCTTCTGCAATATCATAAATGCCTTCAAGCTCAAAACCAGCCATGGTCACAGACATTTCATTTAATCTACCATTTAGACGGTCCAGTTCAAATCCAACAAGCCCTGTAGTTTTAGCCACGCCAATTTGTGAGTTTTCAAGTTTAATAAAAGACTCAATAGATTTGTCCACAACTTCAAAAGCTACATAAGCCGTACCAAGAGAAAGAATGACCTTTTTCATGTTTCCAATAACACGGTCTACTTTTCTCTCGGCAGTGTCCATACCCTTAACAAGCTTAGCTGTATTTGCGAGGATATCTATACTTACTGTACCAATTTTTGAACTCATGAACCATCTCCAAATGCAGCTTTTAAAGCACCTGCCATATCGACCTCAGGTGTTTTTATATTTTCAACTTTTTGCTTCATATAGTCTTCTTTACTAAGCACCATAATCCGACCTATTCCCATTACCACTTTGATATATTTCTTTACACTTAACTTATGCCATTTCATCTGATCCTTAACGGACTCATACAAGTAACCTACTGCCCCTGAAGGGCCATAAGAAAACTCGCAACTAGCAGCTATGTCAAGAAAAAACAATTCAAAGTACTGTAAGCCTTCAAATCCTTTGCCTGAACGTAGGCACTCGCTTACTCTCCAGAGTGCTTTTTTTCCAAAGCAACCTTTTCGCTATCAAGAGCACTCATTATTTTCGAATACCCTTTGATCTCAGCATACTCTGCAAGACGTTCTTTATCATCTCCACTGACTAATAACTCAAAGCGTTTTTTAGAAGTTTCTTCTGCAAATTCCATAGTATCTTCACCACCGATTTCACAAAGTTCTTGATTTAACTTTTCAACATCTTTTTCAAGAATTTCAATTTTTTCCATCGTTTTGATGGCCATATCAAACTGTTTAGCTAATTGATAAAGCTCTGCTTTTTTCTCAAGTGAAATTTGTTTTTTACTAATCTCTTGAGCTCTTGTAAAAATACTTCGAAACTTTTTTTGAATAGAGGTGAATTCTTTTTTCTCTACACGATTAAATTCTCTTAGGAAGACAGTCAACTTTTCTTTTGACTTGTCCCCTTCTTTAATATGAACTTCGATTTTATAATCAAGTAAAAGCTTCATTATGCAGCCGCCGTAACAGTTGGAGCACCATTCAGGTTCGCTGTAAAGTTAGCGATAACAAAACCATCCGCGTCTTGAGTTAGTTTAAACTCATTGATTAAAGCTAAGGCCCAAGTAAATGTTGTCCCAGTTGTAATCAACTTATCTGACAACTCAATAGCAAAAGGAATAGGTGTCGCTGCTTTAAAAGCCGCTTCAAGTTCTCCTACTCCAAGTGCGTCATCTGGATCATAAATAACACTCATAGCAATAGGATCTGTTTTAATCTTTCCCAGTGCCTGTAAAATATCTTCAGCATTAATAGGGTCGTACTCTTTAACCGCACGCTTTTGACTAATTTCACCAAGAGACTGCAATGTCCCACAATCTTTTGAATTTGCTTTTACTTTGTGACCAACTGTTCTGATACCCATGATTTATCCTTTTAAACTAAAATCAATTAACTGTCTGTGTAGCTGCACATCTTCTTCATAATTATCCCTGGTATTTAACCCATGAGGATAATATATAAATGAATAGAGCGCTGCTTTGACAGCATTTTTAAGTTCTTTAACTTCAGCGTAAGATGTCGAATAACAATCGATCTGAACTCTTACTTTGAAGCCTGTTAAACCACCATTGAAACCTTGAGTGTCTGCATCATTCGTAATTGAATAAACCAAAGCTGGTTTCAAACAATCTTGAGGCATTAACGAGGGATATACCCTCTCATTTACCAACGTAACTTTTGTTAACAAATGAGAAAATAGTTCTTGTTCAATCATAATTTACCTATCTCTCTATCTAAACGTTTTTTCATATATTTTTCAACAGCCTTAATGGACTCTTCACCTTTATTTTCATAAGCAGGTAAAAGGTAAGGTTGAGGGGCTACCTTTGAATTTCCAAGTTCAACGTACCCTCCATAATTGTCATAGTTACTGGATTTAAACCCTGTTCGTTTATTAATCCAAACCTTTTTTTCAACACCTAAAGCGATCAACCCTTTTTTAATAATTTTTGAACTAGGAGTCACTGTAAACCAGATTAAATTTTTATTTTTAGGTTTTCTTTTCACAATTCTAAGAGATGATAGGAGTACCGCATTATGTACAGGTACATTATTCTTAGCTTCTTTCCATATTACAGAGGCCCCTGCTCTAACAGCACCGACAATCACCCTTTTAGCAAGAACTTCAGGCAAAATTTTTAACTTTGAAAATAGTTCTTCTAAACCTGAAACACTTACACCTATGGGATTTTCCATTACAGAACCTCCGTACAGATAATATGAAGAACCTTATTGCGCTCTTGAATATTTAAAATTGATTTAATATCAAAGACTCTCGTTCCAAATAAAATTCGCATCTTAGGATTAAGCCCTAATACATAACGAACTTCAATTTTATGTGTGGCTTCAGCTTGAACACCGGCGCTAAAAAACTCTTTTGCGCTTTGAGGTTTAACACTGGCCCTAACAGTTTTAAAGTCATTCCATGATTTAGAAACTCCACCAAAACTATCTGGAATTTCGATTGAAGATTGAATGACAATTGTATGTTTTAGGCTTGCTGATCTCATATCTTCACCAACTTGTACATGTTCAAGAGCATGTCGTTATACTTATTTTTAATGCTAGTTGACGAAACACCAACCACTACTTCTTCTCTATGCTCATACCAGGTACCCACCTGTAAAAGAATCCAATGTTTTATAGCAGCAGGAACGGAACTTTGGTTCTTGTAACCTGTTGTATAAGTCACTTTCACACTGTTTTTAATTGCTCTTACAGATGGGTACGAAATATCTGGGTGTTTACTAACTTCACCAATCATATTAGTATCATCAACTATGTATAAAGAAGCGTCCAAGGTACTAAACAAAGTATCCTCAGGCGCTATATATTGAATAATATCAACACTTATAAGTTCAGGTCTAGGCAACTCAAAACACACCGGTAAAACATCCATAGTTAATTCATACACCGCAGACACAATTTGTCTTCCCATAATCTCTTCAGCTAAATTTGTAGCCGCTTCAATCAAAGAGGTGATATAAAAATCTTCTTGGTTATCCAAGATATTAAGATGCGCCTTTGCCAATACCAAATCTACTGGCAAAGATGTCGAAGCTGTTTTAAGTTTTAGACCCATGAGTTACTTTTTTCCTTCTGGGATGATGATGTCAGCTTTATTCACAAGAACTACAGGCTCACCATTTAGCTTTTCATTGATAAAGTTTTCAACCTCTTCATCAGAAAGAACAATGCCTTCAATCTCAGCTACTTTAAGAGCCACTTGTTTATAAAGTTCTCTTAGTTCTAAAGCTAAGGTTTCTTTTTGAATCAGAGCATTTTTTTCAGCTTCAGTGGCAAGAAGAGATTCTTTTTCTTTTTCCACTTCTTTTAAAATCTCAACATACTGCTTTTGGTTCTTAGGTTTAGCCGTACCCTCTGAAATTAGTCCTAAGTATTGATCCTTTTCAAATGAAGCTTCATCTTTGACCTTGTATGAGTTGGTTGAATTTCCCCAACTCATTACAAATACAACCATTAACTTTTTCATAGCTTATGCCCCAATCGTAAGTTTAGCCATAGCTTTTACATCAGCAAGATCGCCATCTGTACGCTTATCAACTAAGATACCAATTGCCCCTTTTGTTGCATACTTTTCACGTAAAATTTGAACATAAAGCATCCCTCTGTCTGCACCTACATACGCTTTAAAGTTTCCAAATAAGGCAGGTGTCTTACCAAGCGCAATCGTATTGTCTAGGTTGTTGTCTGCATCAATAGGAAATCCAAGAAGTGTTGAAGGTGTTCCTTTAGCGATAGACCCTTCAGTGAAAATAGGACGACCATTTCCATCTAGCATATTTTCAACAGCTTCCAGAAATGCATCACTGGCTCTCCATCTTGCATGTTTACGATGCTGAGGCGGAACTTTGTATTTCATAGACACTAAGTTTTTGTAAGAAATACCTAATGCAGCAGTAACTACTTCTTGCGTCGTAGCCGTTACAATACCTGTAGGTCGGTCAGTACCTGAACCCGTTACAAATGCTTTATCATCTGCATTCGTAATACCACGGCGCATCTTATTCTCAATAATCTTTTGGACATTGTAAACAGAGTCAAAAATCTCTTCTCTTGAAATTAGAACAACACCACCTGCTTTATGCGCGCCAAGTTGTTTCATACCAAAAGTTGGTTGTAACTCTGGATAGTCAGCAAGTTCAGCCAACCAGGCAAACTCAATATCATCACCATCAATAGGCATGTTTGTTGTAGTTTTTGTTTGCTTGATTGTAATATGCTTACGGATATCAGAATCATCTTTTAGCGTTTCAAAGATGTTTTTTGTCCACTCTTCTGGAACTAAAAATCCACCTTCACTATCAACACCTGTATGAACAGCATTCTCAGCAAGTAATAAAGAGTCTTCGACGCTTTGTCTACCTTGAAGCATGTTTACAAAAGCACCAATATAATCACTTTGAGCAGCAGCTTCATCTAAGTTACCACCATTCAATAATGGATCTACTTGGTCAGCCAAAATATTTTCAGCTTCAGCCAATGACACTTGACGATTAAGTTGTTGAAACTCATTATTTAAAGCATTGTATTTACCTAGAGTAGCGTCATCCATTGTTGGGTTTTCATTGTTAAAGGCTTTCATCTGTGTTAGCTTTTCAGCTCGGGCATTGATTAATTCTAGTAAGTTCATAGGTTTGTTCCTTCTGTTAAGATATCAAGATCGCGAGATCTTTTTTGTTGAGCGGACAAGTCCACCACTTTGTTTTCAACTTGATTGATAATTACTTTTTGCGGCAGTAGTTTTGCTATTGCCTCAAAAGATAAATCACTTTCGTGTTCTCGGACATCGTTATTACAAGCCTTTAAATGTTCAAGAGACACAGCCACAGCTTCAGCCTTCGTTACGTTACTTTCAGTAGTCAGCAGCTCATCAATAAAGCCAGCTTCCTTCATCTCACCACCGAAATAAAAGGTTTCTGAATCCATGAGTTTTTTTATCTCGTCTTCACTTAAACCAGTTTTAGAAGCATAAGCTTTCGCAATAATAGAAGACAGCCCTTCAGCAATATCCGCTACCTTTCTTAGCTTATGATGATCACCTTGTACTGGAAGAGAAGCGTTGTGAATCATATATGTCGTGTTGTCATAAGCCTCAATAGAGTCTCCTGATAAAACGATGTATGATGAAATAGATGCTGCAACACCCATAATACGAAAAGTGATTTTCCCTTTGTTATACTCTTTGAATGCATTATAAATAGCAATTCCAGCGATAACAGATCCTCCAATTGAGTCAATCGGTACAAGTACATCACCATCCATATTTTTAAGTCTATAGGTAATATCTTCGGGATCAACCGCCCAACTACCAACAACACCTTTAATAACAATTTCATTCATTATTAGAGCCTCCTTTTTTAAGATTTTTTCCTGAATTCACATCTTTGACCGTTGCTATATTTAGTTGTAAGTATCTTTCGTCACCACCATCAAATCCATTTTCATCTTCATATCCAAGAATTTGATTTGGAGTGATAGAGGCTGTGTTAAAACGCGTTTTGTAATATTCGCCTCTTGTTGCGGTATCTACTCTTAACATTGCGTTATATTTAAATTTTATGACTGTTGTGTTTTTTTCTTGAGGTGTCAGCAAAGATTGTCTGAACTGCTCTTCTAAAATTGTGGTAATAGTAAAAATTGTTCCCGTTGAAAACTCAAGATATTTTTGTTCTAGGTTTCCATAAGCAGTATTAGCAGCATCATTAATCATTGCGACAGGAACACCAAATATAGCAGCTACTTCTTCACGGTTAAACTTTCTACTTTCTAACCATTCAGCATCTGAGTTTTTTATATCTAAAGGCTTAAAAGTCAGCCCCTCTTCTAAAAGTAGCGGTTTTCCTAGATTTGATAAACCTACCCATTTTTTATCTAAATCAGATTTTAAACGATCAAATGCTTCTTGGCTAAGAGATCCCTCAATCTCAAAACTTCCAGATGGTGAAGCTGAATTTTTAAAGAGCCTATTCCCATGAGAAGAAGTGTTTTTTGCGAACTGAAGACACTCTTTTGCATACTCTATACGAGATATGCCTTTTGTCCCTGTCACGTCTGGTATATCAAAAATATGAAGTATTTTTGTAGATGCAACAGGAACACCGTTATACTTAAATGTTTTCACACCATGAGCTAACGATACTTCCATGTTATCAGCTACTAATGGGTGAATTGACTGTATTACCCCTAATCCATTTCTAACAATTTGAGAATAATGGTTTCCCCGAAGATCAAGGTCTTGAGAAATCATCTTTTTATAAAGGGATATGATTAAGGTGTCGTTTGGGGCGTAACGTAATAAAGAAAAAAGAGGGTTAGTATAATCTTCTTCCTTCCTATCCCCTACGCGTTTATAAGTTTTGATAGGAATTACGGCAAGCGCATTTGCTTTTACATTGATACATGCAAAAACGGCTGCTATTTTTTGAGCATTTGACGCATTTATAGCATCAGAACCGATTCCACCTAGTAAAGCGCTTATCGTGCTAGTGTTCTCGGAAGAGCCCTCTGCTTTGGCATCTGAAATGGAAAATTGATCTAAAAAATTCACGATTCTTCACCATCATGACTGTCTTTGGTATTAAACACAAAGGCTTTTATAAAAATAAATAAGATTACTAAAGAAGATAGAACAAGAAGTGTCCCAAATATAAAACTAGAATATTTTTCACTAATAAAAAATACACCTACCCCTATAATGGACGAGATGATTATAAAAAAAATATATATAATAAAAATACTTTTAAGTTTTTGCATGGACGAAATATAGAGCAGAAAATAGGAAAGGGTCAAAAAGCTTGCGGATCCGCAAGCTTTTTGTAAAAAAATATACAATTTTATTAAATAAAGTATCTTTCACTTAAACAAAATTAAAAGTTTTTATCTCTAGAAAGATCGTGTTACAAAATAATAAATACATTTTTTACAATTAATACTAATCATAATGTCATTACAATATAATACCATTAGAAATAGAGTTTTATATTGAAGAGGTTAAGTAATGGATAACAACACAACAATAATGGCATTAGAAGTAGCTACAAATAGATTAAATTGGTATATAGGACTAAGTGTTTTTGCAAGTATAGTATCCATTGCAGCTATTACAATAACTATTATAATTAACAAAAGGCAGTTAAAAGCAAATCACGACTGGAATCGACGCTCCTTTACAACAGCAGAAATAGGATCTATATCAAAAAATCTCATGCAAATAAGAGATGAGCTTGATATACTTACTTGTAGTAAAAAAGAAATAATAAAAAGTACCAATGGAAAGTACATAAATTTTACAGATAGAATAAATCAACAAGACCCGCTAACACCGGATGAAGTTCATGGGTGGGTTTGTGAAACAGATGACCAAGGTAAGCATATTCCTTCTAAAGCAGGAAAAAATCCTCCTTGTAAAACGTCAACTGATGGTGAAAAAATCATAAATCAAATGATAGAATTTATCAATATATATGAGCAGATAGGTATTGCATTAAAAAATGAAGTATTTGATGAAACTATTGTTAAAGATGCTTTTAGAAATCCAATAAAAAATAATTATAAGTTTTATGAGCAATATATTGAACATCAAATACAGGAACATGATGCTGTAAATTTCGGTGCTTCTTTTAAATGGTTATATAATTTTTTCTGGGAGGAAAAGGTAGAAGGGAAAAGGGGGAAAACTGATAGTTAGACTACTATCAGTAACGAACTTAATAATTAAACTCTTGTTAAATCTCTCATAAAAACTCCTTAAGATGTTTTCTACTTCTGTGTTAATAGTAACACACTATGCTAAATAGCAATATCTATACCAAATCATACACAACATACTTAAAGATTTGTGTAGTTTAGTAACTGTTACGTTTTATGAGTCGCATTATAGCTACTTTACTTGGATTAATACTTAAATATAATGTCTAACTAAACTGTTTAGTTCCTTATTGTAACACTTCTATACCTGTCTCAGCCCTCTCTCTTCATACACACTCTTAACCTTAGGTTCATAAGCAATAGCTCTAGCTAACGTATTAATAATGGCAGCACAACCATCTATCTTACGGTTAGGCTTTGACTTATCTGGCTTGACATTACCCGTTGCATCACTTAGTACACTCATGTTAGACACCATCCACTTAGTTACGGGGTTGCCATCGTGGGTTAAGGATCCTTTTTTTATGTAGTCTTTGAAGTTGAAGGTTGGCTCACTAATGGTTAGGTAGCCTTGACGAATTTGTACGCAGTCCTCAAACTCACTATTTTTTTCAATGTTTGAGATTAATGTAGCCGCGCGGTATGGATCATAACAAACTTCTTCTACTCCAGAGGATATTTCTTTTAAGATATCTTGTTCTATGTAGTCTAGATCTATGACACTACCTGGAGTAGCTGTTATGTATCCTTGCAATATCCATTTAGCTAGTGGTGCTCTGAGTTCTCTTTCTCTTTCTTGCACGGTATCTTTAGGGATGTAGTAGTGCTGCGTAGTGTGGCACCTATTGTTTGGGAACAGATAAGTCTTAGCAAGGGCTGTGAAGTCATCGGTACGAGACAAGTCAACACCAAGAAGAACACCTGTGGCCTGAGATAAGTCTATTTCATCAGCCTTACAATTTTCCCAATCCTCAAACTTGATAAAGTTCTCAGATGCGTTTACCCATTTGTTAAGATCTTTTACTAAAAAGTTATTTAATGATTCGCTTCTTAGTTTGGCTTGGTTTGCTTGTTTACGCATGTAGTCGTAGCTTTTAGAAATTCCAAGATTTGGATTTGCCTTAAGCCATGAGGCTTCATCAAAAGGATCATCCCCTTCATCCATTTCACAGACAAAGGCAAAGTACCCATCATCTTCTATGACGCCATCTAACACCTTCTTAGCATGTTCATACTCTTGATAACCAACGGAGGCCGTGTCAAACCCTGCGGTGGTCACATAAAACATCAAGGGTTCAACCCTAGCACCTTGAGAGGACTCAATAACTTCAATCAAACCACGGTCCGGGTGCGCATGTATTTCATCCCCTACTCCTAAACCAACATTGAGCCCATCTTCAGTTTTAGAATCACGCCCTAAGGGTTTGATAGTTGTATCCGTTGGAAATATATTAAGCACCGAGTAGGCTTCATTTGAGTTAGCAGCTATGCCCTTGTTTGACTTGATCATCTTTGAACAACCATTCCAAACAATTTTAGCCTGGTCTTTCTTAGTTGCAAAGGAAACTATTTGATTTCCTTTTTCCACGGTAAGGACAGCTTCAGCGATAATCACACCTGAAGCAAGTATGGACTTACCATTTTTTCTAGGGATAAACCAAAAGGCTGTGTTAAAACGTCTTACCCATTGAATTTCACCGTTCTTTAAAAGAGGGTTTCCATCTTTATCTAATCTTTTCTTTTGCCATCCAAAGCATATTGCAAGGCCTTTCTTTTGCCAAGACTCAAGGACGATGTTTTCCCCAGCCCATTCCCCTTCAAAGTGCTTGAGCTCTTGTATAACAACGACATACTTAGTTCCAAGTTCTTTATTGAAACGCCAATCATTTCGTTTACCTGAAGCTACATCTTCTAAATCTTTTTTATGCCGGTCAAAAGTCTTTTCGTAATAAGGTTTAGACATACAGGTATACGTTAGCTTTCATAGTTTTATCAAACATCAATAGCACACTTGACCACCTTATCGTTCAAATCAAATACAGTGGACTGTGTTTTATCCTCAGACTTAACAAGACCTAGCTTCTTTGCGGCCGCAGTAGTGAAGCCAAGTTCTATACCAAGCTCAGACAAACGCTTTTCTATGTAAGCTAAGGCCTTGTACTCTTCAGACATAATTCTCGTACCTTTTGAAGTGGTGCGAAGTACGCCGACCTTATCAAGCTGAGTTTTCATATCTAAGTAGAGTTCATAATTATTTGCGAACATTAAAATAGTAGGTTCGAATAATGGAGAATAATTGTTGCCAAGCATTTCCACTACTTCCTGGACCTTTCTAATGGCAACCTTGCCAATCTTATATTTTTTGTAAATAGCAGCTGTGTCAATAGTTGAATCTGACTCAAACTTTTTCCAATTTTCAGCCTTGGATTTCTTATTAATATAGGTATGTGAAATCCCGTTCTCGCTGGCAATAAGACGAACCGATTTAGGTGTCTCTTCATACTCAGACTTGATAAATATCCAATCAATCTTCTTGCCCATAATTAATCATTTCGCTTAAGGTTCAAGGTTTGGTTTTCTAACCTTAAAAAATACGTCATTAGTTTCCACCATTTCGAAAAACGGTTTTTGTAAGAAGATAACAGGAGGTCGATAAACGAGACTTAAAGTTTCCTGATATTAGAAGCCCCCCTCCCTTACTCATTGTCTTCACTTCCTGTCTTTCTATTATGATGTGCATGGCAGAGTGGTCTTAGGTTTGATTGTTCAAGACGTTTAGAATAATCTTTTTTAATTGAGATCATATGATCTACAACATCAGCATTAACAATCATCTCCATTTGTAAGCAGTCTTCACAAAGTCCACCTGTTCTTGTCAGTGCCTCAGCTCTAGCAACCTTCCAGTCTTTTGAATTATGAAAGGTTTGATGCTCTTGGTTGCGCTTGTACTTGTTGTAGTCTCTATTGCGGTCTTGGTTCTTAAACTTCTCGTGCTCAGGACAATGAGTAACTGTCATCCCGATGAGTACATTACACCCAAGCTGATTGCATATCTTCTTAGGCATAGTTCATCTCCATCTTACCAAGGCCAAAGAACAACCAGTCAAAGCTAACCTTATGCTGCCAACAAAACATAGTGAGCTCATCATAAGGGATTAAGTTCCGAGACTTCTTTGTACCTAGATTATCAGGAGAGAAGCCAAGTGTGTGCGCTACATTCTTATCGAACACCTTACGGCCTTCATGCTCTTTACTAATAACATCTTTGATTCTTTCTATAATATCTGCCATCTCCACCATCATATCTCCTAAGACACGTCTTGCGTTGGACCACTAAGAAACTCTAAGCATTTATCTTCATAGAGTTTCACAAGTAAGTCTGGTTTAATGGTCCCAAGCGGTTTGCCGTCGTAAGCCTTTAGTTCAAATGTAGTGCTGTCATATATTCCTTCGTACCATTGATTATCCTTAACATTATTAACTCTCACATACTTAGGCATATAAGCTAAGTATGATTGGTTCTCAAGAAACTTCTTCAATCCAAAAGGTTTCTTAACTTCTGGATCATGTAAGTACTTCATAGCTGCTAACTTCAAAAGAGAGTTATCAACCTTCACATGTACGAACGCATTGTAAGCTTCTTCTTTCTTGCCAGTGAACTTAGTATTATGAGAATAAACAAAATATAAATCATTAAAATTCTTATCAGATATAAAGCCTGCGTTATGATGATGATAGTTATTAAGAGCTTGGTTGCTTTGGGGTTGCATAGAGGTTGCACACAATTCTTCAAAGCCCATAGTCTTGGTAGTTTCAAGGGGGTGTTTTGTTTCTTTAGGGTTGCATTGGGGTTGCACCGCGTTTTTTACATAGCTATAATGTTGAGCATTTTTAAGCTCCCATAAATTAAAATACTTGGCTATCTCATACTTAAATTCAGCTACCCATCTACTTACAGAACCTTTATTCATTGGCTTGTCCTTAGCACCCCAACTCACACCATAGAAGCTCAAGCTATTTACAGCTTCTACTTCCATATCCAAGAAGTACTCCATGAAGGCTCTACCCTTCTCTCTCTTACCTTGAACTTGCAGCTCAATCACATAATCAGTAGGAAGGCTTATATAGTTCATTCTCATAGAAAACCACCACCTTCTAGGTTAGAAGGTAGCTCTACAACATCTTCCTTCACTTCACGGGTATCATTAACCTGAGAACCCCCAAAAGGCATAGGCTTACCACCGTATATGTGTTCTTCAACTACTTCAACCTCACGCGCACTTGTAACAGGAGTAATATTTCTAAGTACGTTATGATCCTTGAGAATCCGAATAACTCCATAGTTATCCTTAACAAGATGAAAGTCTCTCATATGCAGCTTATCCATATCTAAAACCTTACGAGTAGTATCCACGTAAACCTTACCCATCATGTACACACATCGAGTAGCATCTACAAAGGCACTGGCTCCACGGGTACTACTTTGCCCATCACTACCAGGCTTAGTTGCATGATGAAGAAACAATATACAAATATCTTCTTCTATCGCCCACTTCTTAAATGGTCTCATAAAAGCAACAGCTTGAGAATTATTATTTTCCTCACCACCATAAAAAGATGTCAAAGGGTCAAGAATAATGAAGTCATACCCTTTAAGCGATGATCTCAGCTTTCTAAACTCGTACATGTCTATCTTGCCATCAATAATCAATGGTTCAGGAACATCAGTAAATATATCTACATTTCTAAATTTTGAAAAAGTTGTATCTAAAATGTATTTGCTAACAGCAATTGCACGATTCTTACTCTCCGCTTCAGGGTCTTCACTTAACCAAAGAGCTACCTTCTTATCAGGACAACTCTCAGCATGTCTAAGAGCTGCTTGAATAGCACCCCAAGTCTTACCCGTTCCACCTGCTGCTGAGAACATACTCACAGTTCCACGAGGCATAGGAAGCCAATTCTCAAGTATAAACTCAGTCGGCTTCTCATCAGCATCCACAATACATTTACTAGCATAACCACTAATTAAACCTATCTCTTCTATGCTGCTAAGGCTTTTATTAAGATCACTTAATACAGAACCAATATTTTGGGCCTCATCAACATTTCTAGCAACACCGGAGGCCAAGTGAATTAGATCACGTCTCTGTCTCTTTTCCTTAAGCTCATCTATATATGCCTGAAGGTTATAGATAGGATTGCCTAACATAACGTCTATAAGTGCATTATTATCAAAGTCCTTACCTAAAGTCTTTAATATAAAGCTTTCATCTATAGGCATTTCTTTTTCGTCAAGCGTTAATATAGCTTGGTAAATATTTTGGTGGTTAGGTATATAAAAGTCTTCAGAACTGAGATAAGATTTTACATTTTTAAGAGTCTCAGGTTCAAATATCAAAGAGTTAAGGATTGAACGTTCTATATTTACATCGTAATTTGTAGTCATTGTGTACCTTGGTCTTGGTATCATTGAAAAAGGAAGGGGAAGGAAGCCCAGGACCAACAACGCATCCTACCCTTTTCAATAACAGTTGTAAGCACTGTGGTACAATATGAAGCTTGTACTTAGTGCAACGCGCGAAAAGTATCGATGGCTTAGTCTTGGCGGACACCATCGTTACCCACTATCTATACCCCAAAGGATACAGAACAATGACTAATCCAGAAATTGCGTTAGAGCTAACAAAGACTATTTCATCAGACAAAATACATTCTTTTGAGACAGCCGAAAGAGCAAAAGAAATAGCTGATATGTACATCTTAATTTTGAAAAAAATCGAAGAAGCATAGAATTAATATTTAAAATCATATTCTTCAAATCACATGAAGGTATGATTCTTTCTTGAAAAATACTCATCTAATAAACTCTAACACTCTCACTTTTTTCAAGTGAACATCCAGACCCAGCAAAAAAATACCGAGCATGAACACCACCTCTACCATTAGGCTCATCAACCACACGAATAGGATTAAACTCAGCATACTCTTCATACTTTTTCTTAAGGTCTTGCATACGCTGCGCTAGTCTGTTAATCTTTATCAAGATAGCTTCATCATGGGTTAATGACTGACCTTGTTTAAAATGCTTGTTCAGTATGTCAACTTGAGAACCATCTTGAAAGATTTTTGGCATACCCTACTCCTAGTCTTGCTTAATAGATTTAAAGTAGTTCTCTATGTTCTTCATCTCTTGGCGTATTTCATGGCCTTTAGATTCAAGGTCCTGCCCTTCTTCTACATCAAGAACACCATCTTTCATATATTGTAAAAACAGGTTAGACAAGTTACCTGTCATAAAAGAAAGTTTCATTAAGTCATCCTTGATGCACTTATCCGCTGCCTTAGTAACAGTTTTATCTTTGACAAACTGACCACCAAAACGCTTACAAATTGCATCTATGATAATTTGTCTGTCATCTTCACACTCATCCATCACCACTAACAGTTGATCAACAGACATAGGCCTAGGAGTAAGGGGATTGTATGTGTTATAATTGAGCATCGTGCCAATTTGGATGTTAGAGTTAGGGCCTTTGTAGCCTAGTAGTTGGGCAAAGTATTGTCGTGCAGTGATATTATGTCTCTCACCAAAGGCTTCGATAGCCTGATGAGTGATTTTGTAGAAAAATGGGTCTTTAGCAAGTGCCATAAAGGCTCCTTTTTGGATCAAAACATGAAGAGCAGCACCATAAAGGTTCCAACTGCTACTCATGTTTTGAGGTTGGATAGCGATATATTAATGCAAAACTGCATATAAGTCAAGCTATTTTGCATATTTAATTAAAATTTAAAGGATGAATAAATGAAAAAAATATTGTTTGCTGCTCTTGCAGTTGTTTTTATAGGATGTAGCGGAGCTAGTAAGTACGGGATCAAGAAGCCATCAATATGGACAGCACCAACTTCTTACGCTAAGAACTTTCCTATTAATAAGGTGACAAGAAAACAATTAATAGAAGTATTAGGACTTCCTGAAGACTCTAAAGTTATAGGAGATGAAGAATACTTATCTTACAGATTAGGTACTGGTGAAGGCGTAAGACAATATGTTTATACGGTAAAGAATGATATTGTAGTAAATTTTACTTACAACGATAATGGACCATCTAACGGGGTTAACACTAGAGATTTGCAAGCTAAGTAATGAGTATTTATGCCTATCCATTTTATGGATTTTTACTTTGGGTACTGTATTATGTAGTCAAAGGGTATTTACAAGAAGACAAGCCTAGTCAACCTAACGATAAAGCTTTTACTAAAAAACAAGATGCTTTTAAAGTTATAGATATTCCAGAAGGGTATGAAGTTTATGAAGATGATGATTTTTTCATCCAAGGTGTAACCTATAGAATGGATGCCTGTGTCAAATGGGCAACAGGTGAGAACCTAGAGCTGTCATTTAAAAGAGAACCAAACAACAAACATGATGACAATGCTATAGCCATCTATGGAAAGTCCTCCACAGGAAAAAGAAGACTTGGTTATGTAGCAGCAGAGATAGCCGATGAATTGGTATATAAAGAACTAGACGATAAGATAAAGCCTAGACTTTTAAGTGTAGAGATAAAAGAAGCACCCTTCATAAACTATGAGATACTGGTAGAGTCTAAGGCCTATGCCTTAGTAGAAGACTAATATTATGGAGTACTGGCCAGTACTTTTATTTTTATTTATCATGATTATATATCTAAGAAAAGTGAAGTGCACGGTATTAACTAACATATCTAGAGCATTAGCTTTTAACCAGTACTCTTACACCCACCTATTGTTTTTGAGATCATATTTTCCATCAAGATGAGACTGCATTGAACTACTACATCCCTCTAAGATATTTTTATCTGTAATGATATGTCCATTACTTTTATTGATTACGTAATAAAGAGCCGCCTCAACATGTGTTCTACTTGTTCCATTACCCATAGCTTCTCGAATTGATCGTTCACCAAAATATATTTTAAATTCAGAACTTTCTAGTTCTTTAGGCTCAAAACTTGTATTAGAAAAGGTATTGTCATCAAACTTGACAATTTTATTCATAGCTTTCTGGATAAGAACATTAAATGCCACAGAGTCAGAATCATGTAAATCGTTTATATCTGAAAATACACTCATACTAACCCCTTTGGAAATATAGCACTGGTCTTTCCTGCAATAATATCAGAAAAGTCATAAAAAAAAGCAAAGCTTTCATCCTCAAGTAAAACACCATTTCCTAAATGCACTTCTTCTCCCATCTCATTATAGATACTTGTCAAAGCCTGTAAAGTATCTCCTTCTTCATTTGTACTCTTTAATTCTTCATACGTATGCTTAATATTAACCACAATATCTTTGAAGTCTACTTCCGATATTTTTCTATCTTTTTGCATATCTATGAGTCCTTTTATGATTTCCTCATTAAATGAAACTTGTTTATAGGTAGGTTTTTTTTGCTCAAAATACATTTTATAGTAGATGATTCTAGGAATACCTCTTTCAACAACAACTAGATGTTTTTTTAATGTTTTACCGGCAGCCTTGAACTGTGTATCACAATATAATTTCACCCGATTACCTCCTGCTTAGATTTTTCTAAAATTGGTTCATTAAACACATTATGTTTTAAAGTGCTGTAATTAATCTCATAAAATTCTTCAACACTATGCCCAATTTCTAAGATAAAATCTATTTTCAGAAGTATTTTAAATTGCTTTTGTATATCATCAATAGTTTGAATCTCGAAATCGATATACTTTACATTACTGTCTATTGTATTAGCAAGGATCATTCCATCAGAAAGAACTTCTATATTAGTCGAATAAACTTCATTGGACACATTTTCTATTACAATACCTATGTATGCTTCATCTTTTAGATAATTAAACTTCTTAATCTTAAATTTTGGATAGAACTTCTCTCTTACAACAATACTTAACTGCTCTTTCATACTGGCTGCCTGATCCTGCTGAGCACTTACTGAATGTCTTAATTCCTCGTACTGTAGGCTTAAGGTTTTGTTATTTAGCTTGAGTTCCTTACCTTGCTGATAATAACCATACACAAGCCAAAAGAATGCCACGGGAGCAGCGACACCTGCTAAATAATCTCCAACTTCATTAAAGTCTATGTCCTTAAAAGAAAAAGAAGCCCCATTAATAATATAGATAATGAATGGAAACATAGTCCAGACAAATAGCCACATTATTGTTAATATCCATACTATTACAGGACTTTCACGGGTTTGTTTTGTTTTCTCTTTAGTCGAGAGTGTCTCGTATTCAGTTTTAATAATTGCCAATTTACTTATCTTCTTTCAGATATTTCATTGTTTCTTTTTTCACTTATACCTCAAACCTTCCTTATACTTACGTATCCTATCTTCATCCATAAAACAGTCATGCACATACTTCGCTTCTGCGTTATATAAGAACTTTATCTTTCGTTGATAAGGCTTGTTGTTATTAGGATTTACTCCATAAAAAGAGATAATCCCATTGCCTATCCAGTTCTTCCTATAACTTACGCTCCAGATTTCTTCATAAAACTTTCGTTCTCTTCCATCTAAGATTATTTTTCCATCAATGTACTTTATATGCCAAGGTGAAAACTTCAACATAAACTTTTGAGTACCTTCAATTAAAAAAACAATCCCTACTCCAGTAACGATGCTTGTTAGTATCAAAACTGTTGTTGAAACAATAGTTACATAGAGAAATCCCCACATCAAGGCAAGTGAAGCAACATAAACAGAAAGAACTATCCAGTCATGGTTAACAATGGCCTTTAACTCTATGTCCTTGGGGGAAACCTTTACATTATGAACCAAACTACTGTGTATAGTTAGATCCCTACCTGCTTGATTGTTTTGATGTCCATTGATATATTTCATATTTTTCTAATTTTTTACTTTTAAACTTGTTATATAACTGAGGACTTGAAGCTTTTCATTAGCGTCAAGCTCACCCAGTAAAGATTCTATTGCCGCGACAATAGGATCAGAAGAAGCATTAGCACCGGAGTGAACATTTCTTCCTGCTTGATTATTGCTATTACCAGTGATTACTTGGTTAATTGACCGCTCATCGGTCATCATTTCCCCTGAACCAGTAAGTATCCAAGAAGTTGATATATTATTTTTAGCAGCAAATAATGAAATTGTTTTTGTAAGACTATCACCACGCTTTCCTCTATCTATAGTACTTTGGCTTACTCCTAAATCTGAAACACACTTTTTTGTACTGCTAGCCCCATAAACGGCATCTAAAGCAATTGAAAATCTATACCCTATCGTATTCAAAATAACCCTTTTTGCATATTTTATGCATAAACACTTGACATTATATGCATAATTGCATATAATTCATTTATCATTTTCGTTAGCGTTCTAATAACAATAACGATTATAACAAAATAAACTTTTTATACATAAGGTTTCGTGTACATGGTATTTAATCAAGAGATTTCGTTTTACAAAAACATACAAAATTCTTTACTTATGAATCAAAACAGTTTAGAAAACACAGCCGAATTGCTTGAAACAACAATCGGTTCATTGACAAATCGCATAAACAACAAGTTTACAAGAGTAAGCAAAAAGCATCCAAAAGGTCAAAGTACAAACCTAGACAAAAAAATCTTCACTTATCTAGAAAAGAATTGTCCCGGGTTCAAAAAGTACTGCAAGCAAAACAACATACACCTAGTTTCATAGAGTTCTTAAAAAGACTTCTATTGAGCCTAGCTCAACGCTCGATTCAATCTCATTGGAGATAGTTTCGACAAGTACCTTAAATTTTCAGCGGTAGCCTCGGCAGGTAAAAGAGGATCGTTTTTAAAAATTCCATGCAGCAATCGAGCCAAAGCATGAAGTGTCGTCAACGGACGCTGGAATAAATTTACAGTTGAATGTTTTATAGTGTCGTGTTTTCACGGTATTAAGAGCATAAAAGGGAATCAGATGATGAGCAAAGAACTTGCATTTAAACTGTACCCACAGTCTAAATGCAAAAAGTTTTTAGAGATAAAAGAACTTAAGGGCGTACCTTATAGCGAGAATGTAATTTGTATCAGTTATAAGTTACTTAATGAGGAGGGAGAACACATTGGCTATACCCAAGACGGAGCAAATGCTTATGAAATAGCTAATAAGTGTAAAGAGTGGGCATTCAATAAAGGATATTCTATCTACTCTGGTAAAAAACCTGATGGACAGTTTTTCTTTTCAGTCAGTGTTGTTATGATTGCAGAAAAAAATATTTTCAGTTTGATAAAATTTAGACTTGTAGATAATTATTTAGAAGGTGTTTTCAAAGCTGCTGAATGGATCTTAAAAAAAGAATCTCCAGATGGATGATTGGTGGTTCTTTTGGTTTTTAGTCGTAATGACTGTATGGTTGTTTGATGAGTAAGCCAAGAGGCTTACTTCTTTGAAGAGTTTGATTCGGGTGTAGCTTTTGGTGTTTTTGGAGCACTATCGTTAGCTCTTTTAATACTTGGGTTCTGCACAACTGTAACCGCTGGTTTGCTTGGTTTATCTGCCATTTCATTTCCTTGTTTTATATAAACTGTGTGCGCACTTAAAATCAAAAGCATGAATAGAGAACTAAGAGTGATATACATTGAAATTCTTATCAACTTAGCACGCTTAATAATAATTAGACCGTTGTATCTAATAGCCTTTTGAACAGTTTGAGTAGCAGTTTCAAGGCCTTGTGTCTTTATCCACTTGTCATTGTTGAGCTTATAAAATGAAGATGCTCTTCGCATAGAGGCATAAGCACTATACCTACCCATCATTAAGCCTACAAAGGCAACAAAAATACTAAAGAAAGCAATCAAAGAAAATATTCCAAGAAGATATATATCACTTCCCTCTTCAGAAACTTTTATTGAAATACCCACAAAAATAATATTCAGCCACAGTACAAGCTTAATAGTATTTCCTTGATTAACTTTATCCGAATGTAAGGTTTTTAATTCGTCTTTCATTAAGTCATAAGCTAACCTAAGATTATGTTCATAACCTTCTATCCATTGTTTTTCGTCTTTTATTTTTTGATCTCTAATTCTCATACTTCCATCTCCAATATTTATTATGGAGTCCTTTTGTCTTTTTTGTACGCAACAGAATTATAACACAAGGCCTCCCCCGTAAATACAGAAACTTAGCTCAGCGGTTAGAGCATTTTCATTTCCCCAAAGTGCAAAGGTCGTGGGTTCGAATCCCACAGTTTCGTGCATAAAACAAGACATGTCGTTCGCATAGCGATGTTTCTTTAGAAAACATTTTACTCCTTAGATTTACTTATGCCCTTGTCCTTTCTCCCAAGGCAAGGGCAACCAACTATATAGTTTTTACCTGAGAGTAAATATTTACTCTGATTAAACACTTAACCAACAAAGGACCATACATGATCGTAAGTAAAAAAGAATTACAAGTTGTAGCAAAATACATTGATACCAATAATCCTAAATTTGAATTAAATTATTTATATATTGATAAAGAGCATCTTGTCTCAACTGATACAAGAGCACTTGCTGTCATCAAACACCATGGTCACGCTGATAAGGATTTTTATATCCATAAAAGCATTGTTGACTTAAGCATCAAGTACAAAAAATCCTTATACTTTGATTTACAACCAAACAAAATAGTTTGTTTAGATGAATACGAGAGAGAGATTATTACCATCTCAATTGAAAGTCTATTAGGAGAGAGAACCTTTAACTATCCAGACTTTCAACGAATTATTCCAAAAGAAGTCATCAACAAGATTGAATTTGTAGAACAAACTCAGATAGAAGGAATTTTGGCTTTTAATAAAGTACATATTGAGCCTAAAAGAGTACCAAATATAAGTCATGGAACCATTGGAATAACTTCTACAAGTACACCGGTCTTAATTGAACATGAAAACATAATTATTGTCATGATGCCAATAACAGATTCTTTTGAAGAACTTTCTTGAGATACATCAAAACAAAATGGGCCAAATTCGAAGACCTGCTAGAAAACCTAGCCAACAAAATTCTATAAGAAGGACTCATCATGTTTACCGAAATAATGGCCTTATGCATATTAGTTAATACAAACACACCTCACGATGTTATGTGCAATTTTGCAGGACATACTAAAAGCTTAGATATAACTATTTACCGAGATGGTTGGGCGAACGAAAAAAAATACGACTATACATATTGTCTATATGAAGAAGATAATCAACGTGAAGTCATAGAGCATTTATCAACGATGTTGGTAGTCTCAGCATGAACAACCCAAACCTACAATTCAAACTCCTAAAACACATGATTAGATTAGCCCTGGTATCACACTCCTAGAAGCCATGAGTCGACTCAGTGAAATACACAACACTCTAAAAGGAAATAAATGCAAGACCTAACCTTAGTCCTTTTAACTTACCTAGCCATCTTAGTAATTGTCATATCTTTATCAATCTTTGTAATGCTCAGATATAACAAACGTAAAAAAAATGATTATGTTCATCGTGATGATTATGTCATTGATGATTTTTACCGTCCAAAGAAATGATTTATGAGAACCCACGGTGAGCAATGGCTTTCGAACAAAGATCGTTTTTATAAAAGTACTAAATATTTTAATAATTGTACATCGATTGATAAGGGTCTTCCTAAAAGAATGTCAAAGACAAACACCCTCGCCTACTACAATCAAAAGCTTCAAAACTACTGGACTAAAATAAAACTTTTCCCTAATAAAAAGGAGTTACCCATGTCCCATGAAACAAAACTCCAAAAAGAGTTTAATGAGATAGATGATGACCAGATCATAAACATTACAAAGTCACAGCTCATAGAATTAATAGCACTGGCTAAAGCAGACGCTATTAAAACCTACTCAGAAAATAACCTTTTCAACGCAAGAGAAGTGTTCAATAGTTTAAAACCAACAAAAGGATCTAAATGTCTATCTTAGTAAAATTATCCTCATTAAAAACAGGTGACAAGTTCATCTTTGAAGAAGGTGCTTACACAAACCGCTGCACACTTCTTGGAAAAGATGACACTTGGGCGCAGGTTATTGTTGAAGGGCATGAATACACAGAAGATGATCCTTTTGATTATGTGCGGCTAAGTCTTGAGGTAGAAAAGATATGACAGCATTTTTAAAAGGAAAAGCCGTTGGTCAAGCCGATAAGGTTTTAATAGATGGAAAAGAGTACACAGATAAAGAGTTAAAAGAAATGATACAAGAAAAATCAAGGAGGTGTGATTGAAAAATATAATCTTAATAAATTGTGCAGATATTACAAGGAGGGACTCGAACCCTCGACCTCGAATTTATGAAATTCGTACTCTATCCAGCTGAGCTACTCGCCGTCACATAGATGTTTCCATCTTTGCAGACATCAATTTTAACTAAATATTTTTCAATTGTAAAGGACAAAACTAGCAAAGTGGCTTCTTACTACCACATATTAACGTGGATAGCAATAGACAGAAATATTCCTTATACTCTAATTAGATATCAACTTTATTAATTTACTAAATCCTTCAATCACTTCTTGACCACCCTTTACAATTGAGATTACCAAAGTAATATTTCCTAAAGTATCAATAATACTTTTTCCCACAACTGCATCTTTTTTTTAATTCTACTCTAAATGGTTCATCGGTAACAATATGCCCTATTACTTGATCTACACTATCTATAATGGGATTTACTCCTGTTATAAAGTACTCATCTATTGAGACTAATAGTTTTTGTAATGTTCTATAAAGATACTCTTTTATGCCTTCGTCTAATTCACTTGAAAGGACTTCCTTATATAAAGCATCAACTTGTTCTCTTATTTCTTGTAGTTTTGAATCAGAAATAATTTCTTTATGAGAGTTAGACTGAATAAAATCTGCTGTCATATGAAGATAGTTTAAAGAGTGGCTATCTATATGTGCAATAAAGCCTGACCATTGATCATTTAAATTTTGAGTCATAAAAGCTTTTGTAACTTGAGCACTCCAATGCTTAGAACTCTTTAATGCAGAAGGATTGTTTTCAACATCTTTAATAATTAGACTTGTCAATTCCATGACCTTACCTAAACGGGACATGAGCAATGCTTCTTCTTTTGTATTTAATAATTTTCTCCAGGCATCTCTACAGTTTGAACCTCTAGGAATTGACATTCCACTTTCTAAAATCGAATGAAGCCTTGAAGCATGGTTGTCATTTTCCATCATATTATCCTGAATAAAATTTTTATCATTATATCAAACATTAATTATTAAACAAAAGGAGACTCCATGAGTAAGTTTTGCACTATTCAAAAACTAGCTGAAGATGTTGGTATTCACGAAACATCAATCACCAAACTCATCAAAGCTGGAGTTCTCACAAAACACTACTTACAAGGGATGAGTAGAATCTTTATAGATACCGAAGAATTTAATTCTAAGATGTTTAAAGAACATTCTTCTGATCCTACAAACACCTTCAATTTAGATGATTTTTTAATCTCTTAATTCCCCTCTTCAGACTATTCCCCAAATTTATCCCATAACAAAGGTGCTATTATGTCAAAGCATAGCGATACTGTTACTTCAAAAAGGAGTAACAAAAAAGGCATGACAAGTCATTTTATAAGAGGCGATGTCATCTGGCTCAACTACTATGTTGATGGAAAGCGAAAAAGAAAGAGCACTAAGCTCAAGAACACACCGCAAAACATCAAGCTAGTTACACAACAGATGGTACCTGCCCTAGACAGTAAAATAGCCACCGGTGAAATATACAAAAAGAAACCTAAGACTTTCGAGTATTACGGTCGTATATTTTTAGAACACAAAGATCATAATAAAACCTATGGTCTTAAAGTCGAGTACTGGAAGAGAGTCATTGAACATTTTAGAGGTCAAGACATAGACTCTATAACCCGTTTAGACTGTAAACAATACCTGAACACATTAAAAATGCTTTCTCGTTCTAAAAGTACCTATAAGAGCTGCATGAAAGAGATATTTGAGTTTGCAGTGGATGATGGGGTAATTAGCTTTAACCCGGCTCTTGGTATCAAGTTGAAACCTGAACCAAGAAAAGAAGTTGAATACTTTACACGAGAAGAAGTTGCAAAGATAATGGAAGTTGCAAAAGGCCCGATGATCCCTTACTTGAAGATTGCGTTTAACACAGGAATGAGAACAGGTGAAATTTTGGGGCTACAGATGGGTGATTTTAAAGACGATGGATTCATCCATATTAAACGTACCAGGACAAAAGGAATGTTAGGAACAGGAAAGACACAAAACTCAATAAGAAAAGTTCCTTATCCTCCTTTTTTACTGGATGCAGTTAAAAAGTTTCAAGATCCAAAACAGTTATTTATCTTTGGTGAGATAGATGATGCACAAGGCCTTAGAGTCTTTTGGTTGAATATATTAAAAAACAGTAGAGTTCCAAAAAGAAAAATGTATTGTACCCGTCATACGTTTGCAACACTAATGCTCAAGGAAAATATTGTAAGTCTAAATGAACTAGCGGGCCTGCTAGGACATTCATCACCGAAGGTAACTCTAGAACATTATGCGAGTATTATTAATACTAAGAACATTGATTTAGGAACTAATTTTTCTCTATTTGCTGACACATCACGGTCACAATCGAAAATAGGATAGTTAATAAGCCCCTAAAACAAGGCTCTTAATGAGTATGGCAGAACACTAAGCCGAGTTCTGTTTTTAAACGACAATTCATCTACTGTTTATATTACTATAAACCTCTAGCGAAGCATTACATTGTGAGACTGTAACCATTTGCTTCTTGCTGCGGGTTGGGTTTTCAAGCTCCTAGCATTACTGAAAGGACTGGTGGGCTCTTACCCCACCTTTTCACCCTTACCTAGTTCAAGATGTAAAAGATTTAAAAAACTTTTACGTCTTGAACTAGGCGGTACATTTTCTGTTGCACTTTCCCTCATGTTACCACGGCCATCAGTTAGATGGAACCCTGTCTCACTGCAGCCCGGACTTTCCTCTTTTACTCAAGTGAATAAAAGCTGCCGTTGTTCTACCATAACGTGATTATAAGATACTTTGTCTAAAAACTAACTAATCTCTAGCCTGTATAGCCATATTTAATTATAAGGAGATATCTCATATTTTTCAAATAACTCCTTAAGACCCTTTGTTAACTTTTTACTAGAAGGATACTTGGGCATAGTTTTTTTTATTTGTCCTTTTCGTTTAGGTATAAAAGGCTCTTTATCATATATCTTGCAAAGTTTATTATAGTTACTCTTACTGACCTTAGGCTCTTTTGGTACTTCACTAGGATGAATGTACATAGATCCCTTCTCATCAACATAAGCACCTTTCTCAAAATAATCAGCTGCATTTCTTAAAAAAGCCGGTAAATCAAAATCTTTTTCATACCCTAGACCGGTTCTCTTAAGTGCATTTTCAAGCTTACCTAAAATCGCGTTAGCTCTCTTGTCTAATGCTTCTCTCACAACACCCTTAGTAGGTGAGTACGCTTCAGCATTTCTTTTATGAGCATGATCAAGTACCATTTTATCAAGTGGCATTGGCTTGCCTAGGACAGGACACTTTTTATCATTCATAAGCCAAAGCTTCTCTTTTAAGACTTTAATATCTTTTTGTTTCATTTCTATATACATAGGGCTCCATCTAGTTACATCATTATATACTGATTTATGCTTACTTACATATAGTATAATGTTTAAAAGATTTTAAGAACTTAAGGAAAATAATTATAGAAACATATTTATTAGGCGCTCTAGCGCAGTTTATTCTCGTTATATCCATACTTCCTTATATTATAAGTATTTTTCGCGGTACAGTAAAACCAAATCGAATTTCTTGGTTTATTTGGAGCATTATTGGTTTTGCATTTTGGTTAATTACACCAGAAACAGCAGATGAAGTCACAAAGATGCTAACCATTATTTTCATGGTAAACCCAACGGTCGTTTTTATACTAACACTGTTTAAAGGAGAAAGCACAAGACCAGATATGCTGGAAAAGTTTTCCTTAGTTATAGGACTATCTGCCATCTTAATATGGTATGTTTTCAAGGAAAGCTCCGGGGTAGTTCCTATCATCAT